ACTCACAGAGAATACGAATAATTCGTATTCTCTGTGAGTTGTTTCACAACTTACTGTCCAATGCACATCCTTAAATCCGCAAATTAAATCAAATACATTTGTGTCTACCTTACTTAGATTTGTATTAATCCTTAAATTAACATCTGGATTAACCTGTTTTAAAAGTTGTAATAGTTCAATATTTTCTTTCATTAACAAGGGTTCTCCCCCTGCCATGTATACATGTTTTAACTGTTTAGCATTGCTGAATATGTAATCTTTGAAGTTTTGTTGTTGTTGCTCAGTTGGAGTATCAATTTTCCTGCCTAGTTCACTTGCCCACTTACTGCTAAACTGTGGGCCACAATACACACATGCCATATTGCATAGGTTACTCCACCTAACGTCAATAGTATGTAATTCATGCGTTCCGGTGGTGTCGTAGGTATATAAACTAACATCACGTAGCTCTTTAAGATAAAACACGCGATCACTGATAATTGACATATCAACTGTCTTGTCTTGTTTTTCTAGATCATAACAAGGACTGCAATTAACTCCTGGTTTACCACATAACATATTATCCTGTGTTTGTGTGTTTAGTTTACCCGTAAGTATGTCTTTAATATCAGTGTCTTTTATATTGCCTAATTCATTAGCACTACGAATACAATTCTTAACCTTTCCGTCAACATTATACATTAACCCAGTCCAGGGCATAGGGCAGAACTTCTTATTAGTTAGGTAGTCTTTTGGTTTCATACACCCACTACTCTGCGTGACTTGCCTAATGACAGTTCTGTAAACTGCATACCTTGTGCATCTGCGTTTGCCATCGTATCAATTACAAGATTTGCCCACTCGTCTACATCACATAATCTATCATCGGGTTCTTGACCATCCAGTGTTGCCACTCCGCCTGGTCTAATAATTACTATCCTGCAACTACCTGACTTTGCACGTAGCTGGTTAACTGCTTCTTCCAATGCTCGTTTCTGTGTTCGGTATTGGCTCATTACAATTTCTTCTTGTCCAGGGATAGGTGGATCGACTGGTTGTTGAGTCATCATAGTGCTAATACACCAGATGTTTTTACCAGGAATATTGCGCCACTTTTGCCAAACATCATATAGTAACTCGGTTTGTGCATATCCTGCCTGTGCATTGTTAATAAACATGTCACATGGTTCAACTAAGGCAGCAATCTTTGGTATAGTACGGATATTATGTCCAGTGCGTTTAGATAGTCCAGTCATCTCGTGGCCGCGGTTCTCTAATATGTTAAAAAGTGCCTTGCCTATACCGCTAGTATGTCCTGTAATTGCTATTTTCAATGTAATAACTCCATTGGTTGATTTATAAATGTAAGGCTTGCCACTATTCTAGGCAACGTAGCAGGAGTGTTCTTTAAAACACTATGTGGCACACGGCTATTAAAAGCAATTATCTTGTCCAAGTTATCGATCCTATCTATCTCAGGCAAACTAAGGGCACTTACATCTTCGTGCGTCGCACCATGTACTGTTACTCTCGGACAGGATTGCAGTTGTTCATCTGTAATACTGTACCAAACATTACTCCAGCCCTGTGTATTAGAGACAGGTATGTTAATCTTAGCAACCTGTGGCATTGCATCGATGTGTAAATTTAAATTATCTCGTAATACAGTAATACTAAAATCCTGTACGACAAGTTTTAACTCTTTACAAAACTTAATTACACTAGGTGCATGCTTTAAGTCTAACTTATTAAGAAAATTCCAACCCTCTGCGGTGTCTATTTTGTTAATGATCGCCAATAACTCAGACTGTATCTTGCTAAGATAGTCACATTCTATAATATCATAGCATTTCATCATAGATAATCCTTGTAACTGATCTTCCTAATACTATCTTGTAAATCTATATACGCTTGTATCTCTGTTTGGTTATTACTGTCAACTGCTACCATTGGTTTAATGACATCAGGGACATCAACCTCTGTGTATGTATTCTTATACTTTACGTTTACTGGTTCAGGTTTATTTAAGAGTGACCAACTATGACTTATATCATGTGTGTCAACAAAAGACAATATGTCTGCAAAGTTTTCCACGTTTAATGCACTTACTGTAGTCCATGTATTAAGGTGTACGGGCATGCTCTTATATATCATTAAGTTAGAGTAAAACTTGTCCCAGGCAATGGGCCAGCGCAAGTATTCATGTATTCTACCTATGCCATCTAAACTTACTGTTATAGTTACTTTAATCTTACGTTTTACGATTTCTTCAAGTCCGGGAATTACAGCACCGCAGTTGGTATTGATGCGAATACTACGGACGTTCTCTGGAATATTAGCCAGGAGATACTTGTAATTTTGGCTTACGCTTGGCTCACCACCGTTAACGTCTAAATGGACTATTCTATCTTGTGGAAGTTGCCAAAACTTGGCACTGTTGTCTATTGTGTAGTTGTCACCACTAAGTTTCCCTATTAGTGTGCTTAGACTTGAATTGCATGTTTGGCATGCACTGTTACAGGTGTTGTCTAGCACTCCGCCAACAATAAGGTAGTCTGGTTTCCGTTGTAACTTGTCAAAACTAATCGCGTTCAGTCTTATGCTGGATTGTGTAAGTTCTTCTGTTTGCTGACAGCGGATACACTCTTCTGGCCATACATCGTTACTTAGTTTATCTTTAGTAGCAGCTATCCATTCACTGTTACGCAATGCATCAATATTAGAAAAATCAGGGTGATTAACCATGTGGCCGCACGTAGAAACTGAGCCGTCTGTGTCAAATCTAACATAGTGATCTAGTCTAGGACACTGCATATCTGTTTAGATCTTTCAATTACTTCAGTGTAAGTATCTGGATAATTTTGTTTTAATGTTGTTAGTATTTGTTTAAAATCTACAGTCTGTCCAATCAAATCATAAAAAAGAACTTTGTCTAATGCCAAGTAAAAATGTAATTTAGCATGATTTTCAAATACTTCTCTAAAACTCTTGTTTTTAGATGTATTATTATGTAATTCTATTACATGGTTTAATTCAGACATGGGCTTTAGTATTACTGGTGCTTGTGTGAATCTTTGTAAGTTAACTAGCCAATGGAACTGTAAGCAAAAATGCCTATTTAAAAACAAGTTTTCACTAATAATATGCACTAATGTTTCTTGGTGGTATGCTGGATTATGTTGTACAAATGTATTTACACCAGATAGGTATCTTTCAAAGGGCTCTCTAACAAATACTGTTACCTCAGATATATCAGCATATTCGTCAGGGGATACCACAGTATAGCCGCTTTGCTTTAAGCTACTACTGCCATTCTTAAAGATAGGGTAAATGTAATGATCTTGCGACTTTAATATAAGACAATCGTCAGGGAAGATGATAGGATCTAGGATAGACAGCATATCATCTTCCCCAGTTTACGATTAAGCCTTTTGACGGCTGCGGATCATGTTAAGAATGTCTTCTGCACTCTTGCCACCTTCTGCTGGTGCTTCAACTGCTGGAGCAGGTTCAGCCACTGGTGCCGCTACTGGAGCAGGTTCAGCCACTGGTGCCGCTACTGGAGCAGGAGCCGCTACTGAAGCCGCTTCAGCTACTGGAGCAACCGGAGCCGCTTCAGCTACTGGTGCCGCAACTGCTACTGGTGCTGCTGGGGTATCAGGAACACTGATACCATACGGACGATAGTATTGTCCCCAACGTTCTACATCATACGGCTGTCCGTCTACACTTGCTTCAAACATCTCTTTGATAGCCTGAAGTTCTACTTCACTTGGCTGTTTAGGAAGGAAGTCTGCCAAGTTGTGTAATCCAAAACTATCAATCGCTGCCATTTGAGTCTCAGTTAGAGCAGTTTCCTTACGAGACCACTTACTTGTACTGTAGTCTGCATACTGACCTTTAGTGGTTTTAGTTACACGGAAGTCCAGTCCTGCTGTATAGTCTGTGGGCATTTCCTGGATATCTGGATCCATTAGTGCATCTTTGACCAAGTTAAAGATACTTGGAGAGATAACAAACCTACGGATTGGATTCTCTGGACTTGTGTCATCAACCAATGGGTTTTCTGTAACGAAGCCCTGGAAGATATAACTCTTCTTCTTCCAATACTTGCGACCCATGTCTTCAAGACTTTTGTCTTTGAACCAACCACGAACTTCACTTAGTACTGGACAGGTTTCGTTCCACATTTCCACACATGGTACTTGGATAGTTACTGGCTTAGAGTTCATATCCCCCTTAATGCCTGCGAAAGGAAGTTTAATCATTAAACGTTCCATCCAAAAGAATGTGTTGTTAGGATCTGCATCCGGGAGAAAACGTAGTACCGCAGTACTGCCTTCTGGGATATTCCAATGTGGGTAGATTGCGTTGTCGCCGCCGCTTGTTCCTCGTTCGGAACGTGATTCTTGTGCTTTAAGTTTCGCACGGATTTCTGCTAGTGATGCCATAATGCCTATATCTCCTATATTTTGCCTATGTGCCTATTGTATGTGCCATTCACACACTATATTAACTCTTATAGTATATGGTATTGTAT